CAACACTATGGGTCGGAGTTTTAAACACATTTAATGTAGATATGACAATCAACTAAACTGGAGTTTAGTTCACAACATGCCCTTCAATTATCTTTGGATAGATTGATGAAAGCTCACTTGTCTTCGGATGGAATGAGAAAGGCAATAAATCAAATCCGAAAGGAGAAAAATCATGCTTGCACATGCATGGCAATATATATCGCTCTTGTGTACCATTGTAATGACCCTTGGAGGCGCAGGAGCAATCATTATAAGCATAATAAAATGGTTTAAGAAACCAGATAAGGATAGAGACATCATGATAAATGAACACGAGAAGAAACTTGAAAATGACCACAAGCGTTTAAGAGAGCTTGAGGAAAGCAACAAAATAATGATGCAGTCAATGCTTGCTCTTATGAGTCATGCGATTGATGGGAATCACATCGAGGACTTAAAGCAAGCTAGGGATGACCTGCAGAAATATCTTATAAGGAGGTAAGAGTATGAAACTACCAGATAAAGTTTATGATGTTTTAAAATGGACATGTCTCACAGTCCTACCAGCAGTATCAACTTTTTATAGTATATTAGCTGGTATTTGGAACCTTCCATATGCGGATAAGATTCCAAAGACAATTACAGCTATTGCATTATTGATAGGTGCTCTTATTGGAGTATCACATATTTCCATTAAAAGGGAGGAACGAAATAATGAGAATATCGAATAAAGGAATTGAGCTTATAAAGCAGTTTGAAGGATGCCGACTAAAGGCATACAAGGACCCAGCAGGTGTGCCTACTATCGCTTACGGACATACTACAGGAGTAAAGATGGGAGATACCATCACACAGGAGCAGGCTGATGGGCTTCTGAGGGATGACCTTGTAATCTATGAAGGCAAGGTGGCTAAGTATGATGACAAGTATCATTGGAATCAGAATCAGTTTGATGCGCTTGTATCGTTTGCTTACAACATCGGAAGCATTGACCAGCTTACATCTAATGGTCGCAGGAGTATCAAGACTATTTCTGACAAGATTCTGGAATACAACAAAGCAGGTGGAAAGAAGCTGGAGGGGCTTGTGAGAAGACGTAAGGCAGAGAAGGCTCTGTTTGACGAGGCTGTACAAGGCGATTCTAGCACAGTTAATTCTCAGCCTAACAATTCCACTCCGAAGGAAACAGAAGCCAAGGACGAGGCGCAGGCGAGCCCATACAAGGTAGGTGGAGTGTATACTGTATCTGTTAGATCAGCGCTTAATGTTCGGAAGGGCGCTGGTAAGAATTTTGACCTGGTTGGTTTCCGAAATCTCACTCCAGATGGAAAGGCTCATGCTAATCATTATGGCGCGCTGCTTAATGGTACGAAGGTTACTGTTAAGGAAGTTAAGATAGCTGGAGATCAGATCTGGCTGAAGATTCCGAGTGGATGGATCTGTGGTAAGGATGGTGCCAAGATCCTTGTTAAATAGTTTTCTGTTGTTTTCATATAATTCCTTTCAAGAGGGCATCTGATTACTGGTAGATCAGGTGTCCTTTTCATTTTTATGGGGCAGTTATGGGGCAGATTTTTCTAAAATGAGACAAATTTTGTAATACACTAATTTTGGGTGATGTCTAAAAAGTGGCTATTTGTCTATGTTTGTGGCACTTTGTACAACTATGACTTTTTATAACATTTTAAAGATTTTTTAAGAATAAAAGCCCTAAAACACTAGGGTTCTAGGACTTCATGGGGCAATTATAGGGCAGATTTATAAAATACTTACTTTATCCAGGGCTTTCTCATCCAGTTTCTTGATCTTCTTTGTGACGTGGAAATAGATCTGTTTTGTGACGTTGCTATTCGAGTGACCAAGTCTCCGAGCGATAGCATCCAGGCTGACTCCTTGCTCTGCGAGTAGAGCGGTGTGTGTATGTCGGAATATATGTGGATGTAGATGCTTAGAGCATTCAACATTACCTAACTTCTGAAGAAGGTTGGTTTCTCGGAGATATGTACCATTCCGAGTGAAGAATAATAGATCCGTCCTGATCTTGTAGGCCATCATGTATTCCAGGCGCCATAATTTGTATTCGGATAGAAACTTGTGAAGCTCTGGTTGTATATATATGTCTCGGAAGCTAGATTCTGTCTTGGGTGTGGAAATTCCCTGGCTAACATGCCAGGCTTTTGTTATGTGTATATATTTCTCATCTATATCCGAAAGAGTGAGTGCTGTGGCTTCTCCAATTCGGCAGCCTGTTAGAGACATGAATTTGCAAATGAAATATGTCATGGTTCCTTCAAGCTGATCAAGAACTTCCTTCAGTTCGGATGCTTCCAGATATTCATCTTCTGGATCTCGTTTGGTTTTCTTTTCTTTGAATAGGCTAACTTTAATTACAGAGCCTATATAACCATATTCATAAGACCAGGCGAGCATATTATTGAGAAGTACAATATATCTATTGCGTGTTGTATTGGACTTTCCAGAGTCTGTCAGACTGCGCTTGATGTATGGAGCGGTTATCTGATTAACTGGAATATCACCTAGGATAATCTTTATTTGCTTGAATGATGCCTGGTAATTAACCAGAGTTGTTTGCTTAACGTCCTTGTGGCTTAAATAAAGCTCTACAAGGCTGTAGAATCGCATTTCACTTCCGATAGAGCATTTATCCACTATCTTCCTTTGAAGCTCCTCAGAAGCCTTCCTGCGAGCTTGTGCGGTGTCTTTCGGAAGGCTGACTGATACCTTATGGAGCTTGCCATCATATCCTTTGTAGCGGTCACATAATCGGAGTCCGGTCTTTGTTGTTTCTATCCACATATTAGTCACCTTCTTTCCTTTCAGAGTCTTCAACATATTTTGGCACTTCGGCAAGTTCCTCTGCTCTTTCCAGGAGTTTCTTCTTGCCTAAAGCATTGAGTGCATTAGCATATGCTGTCAACCTCTTAACTAAAGCATCATAGTGTTCAAGAGATGATATATTCCTTCCTCGTAGCGTATCAAGGGATACATTAAATATATCAGCAAGACGCTCCTCTGTCTCCTGATCTGGATGTCTTATTCCTCTTTCATACATGCCTATTGCTGATGGAGATAATCCAACTCTTTTTCCGAGTTCCTCTTGAGTCCAGTTATTTTGTTCTCTGAAATATTTCAACATGTCTTTAAATTCCATATATCTCACCTTCTTTTCCTCTTTTGATAAAGATAATATCACAAAACGTGTTGACACACAACACAAAACGTGATATATTTCTAAGTGTGTTAAAAATAACACATCAAAATAGCGAAAGGAGGACATAGAATGGAGGGTATTGGCGCAAGGCTGAGGAAACTCCGAGGCTCCAAAAGCATTACTGAGGTAGCTGACGCTATAGGAATAGCGCAGTCTACGCTTTCAATGTATGAGAATGGAGAAAGGATTCCAAGAGACAGTATTAAGATTAAGTTGGCTAAGTATTATGGTGTATCAATAGAAACGCTTTTTTTTACCAACGAATAACACGAAATGTGCGATTGGAGGAGTGCTTATGTACGTCACACAGAAAATGCTGGCAGCAAGTGAAGGATGTTCCGTTAAGACCATTGAGAGGATAAGACTCCGAATGGAAGCAAGTGGATTATATCCAAATGCAGTTAAGAAGACAGGAGTTATCAAGATCAATGCCGAGGACTTCCAGGCATTCTGCTTAGCGGAAAGGAGAGAAAAATGGAAGAAATGAAAAAGGGCGCAAGTGCCGGAACACCTACACCCAAAAAAGTAAACACATTCAATTATAACAGACTGTCAAATGTCTGTCTACTGCTTGGCTTAGCAAGCATCATCATTATGATAATCGGCTATCTCCGAAGCAATAACACTATTGTAGTCCTAGGAATGGGAATCGGAGCATCAGCTATCACAGTGCAGTTCGCACTAGATCCAATAGAGGAGGAATAAAATAAATATGATTCAGAAAAAACTTAAATGCGAGCTATATAACGATTCTATGCAAGGCTGGAAGTGTTATCCCATTCAGAAGGCGCAGCTTATTATAGCGGATATTCCATACAATGTCGGAAATAATTTCTATGGTTCTAATCCTATGTGGTATGTGGGGGGGGACAATAAGAATGGAGAAAGCAAGCTTGCAGGAAAGAGTGCATTTGCAAGCGACTATAATTTTAATGTGTATGAGTATTTCCATTTCTGTTCAAGGCTAATGAAGAAAGATGACACGAAGCCACAAGGAAGGGGCAGGAGTTCGAATAGCCCTTGCATGATAGTTTTCTGTTCGTTTGAACAACAACATGATTTGATTCTGGCTGCTAAGAAGCAGGGATTTAAGAATTATATTCCACTGTATTTTATCAAGCGTTATAGCCCACAAGTTCTGAAAGCCAATATGCGAATAGTGGGAGCTACAGAACACGCCTTGTTATTTTATCGTGATAAATTGCCAAAGTTCAGAAACGGTCTTCAGGTTGATGAGAGCGGAAAAAATATCAGAGGCACAGGGCATATGATATTTGATTGGTTTGAGTGGGAAAGGGATGGGAAAGAAATTCCGAAGATACATCCGGCACAGAAGCCCGTTAAACTTCTTAAAAAGTTGATAACTACCTTTACGGATGAAGGAGATGTAGTTATTGATCCTTGTTTCGGTAGCGGTTCGACAGGAAGGGCTTGTCTTGAGACTAATCGCAATTTTTACGGATTTGAAATTAACAAGGAATTTTACAGAAGAGCAAAAGAGGAAATGTGCGTCTTACCGAAAGACGAACAAATGAAGATTACAGACTATAAGGAGGAATAGAAAAATGGCAAGTATATATGAGTTAACGGATGATTTTTTGCGCATCCAGGATATGATGGAAGATCCTGAGCTTGATCCTCAGACTCTGGCTGATACCTTAGAGGCTATCGAAGGTGAGTTGGAAGTCAAGGCCGAGAACTATGCAAAGGTCATGAAGAACTTGGAAGGAGACATAGCAGCAATTAAAGCTGAGATAGATAGGCTCACATCCAAGAAGAAGACTATCGAGAACAACATCAA